GCCGTACATATATAGGTGTAGCCGAGGCGATGGCCGAGCAATGGGGCGCCGTTACGCTGCCACCACCGATGCGGCAGTTAGCCCTTGGCATCTGAGCAACAAATCCAGCAGCACATCCGCATCGCTTGCAGCAACGGCGACACGCGCCTGTTCCGCAATAACACCGGCACGCTGCGTGATGCCAATGGCCGCCCGGTGCAGTTTGGCCTGTGCAAGGGCAGCGCGGATTTGATCGGCTGGAAGCGCGTCACCATCACGCCGGAGATGGTGGGGCAGCAGGTGGCGGTGTTCCTATCCATCGAGGTGAAGACCCCAACCGGCAGGCTGCGCCCTGAGCAGCAGCAGTGGCTGAATGCAGTCCAGGCGGCTGGTGGCATTGCCGGTGTGGCGCGGTCAGTTGAGGATGCGTTGCGCATTGTGACTGCTGAGGGTTGACCGCGGCGGCGCATGGTGTAGGATATGCGCAAGCCGGGAGACCGGCACCCCAAACCGAGAACCATGATTACTTGCACCATGGCGTGGATAGCAGCACTGCTTCTACTGCCAGTCTTGATCCTGCTCTGGGCAACCGAGAGCACTGAGCAACGCGCACGCCGCTTGCGCCGCAGCTACGGCTGGAGCCAGCAGCGCATTGCTGACCACATGAACATCAGCCGTTACGCAGTGCGGAGGGCACTGGCATGAACAACCTCAACCGCTTTGCTGTGCTGGCGATCATCTTTGGTGTCTGGGCAATGGCCTATGACACTGGCCGCCAGCAACCTGCCTACAGCCACCACGCCTGCCAAGAGCAACTGAAACCGTGACTGATTCCGACATCTACTGGACATTTGCCACCGCCTACCAGCATGGCGGTGGATTCTTTCAAGCCTTGGCCGCGGCTGGCATGAAAGCTGACCCCGGCAACAAGCGCCGCATCCTTGATGCGTTCCCCGAGCTAGTTGCCACCTACGGCACTGCTAACCGGCAGCACCAGCAACTGCGTAGTGGAGCAGCGGTATGACCAGCAACGCTGACTACCACGCTGACCCAGCCGTCAGCGCCAGCCACTTGCACGCAGTCAGCAAGTCGCCCTACCACTACTGGAGCCGGTATCTGGACCCCAACCGCAGTCCAGCAGAGCCGACTGCTGCCATGAGGCTTGGCTCACTAGTGCATTGCGCAGTGCTTGAGCCGGAAGACCTGCTGCAGCGCTACGGCGTTTGCGGCCCGCGTAATACCAAGGCCGGCAAGGAGCAAGCGGAGCAGATGACGGCTGCTGGCATTGAAGCCGTCACCCAGTCCGATATGACGCTAGTGCTATCTATGGCCGCCAGTGTGCGCGTGCATCCTGCAGCGTCCGCACTGCTCGCCCAAGGCAAGGCTGAGCAAAGCTTCTGGTGGGATGATGCCACCACCGGCCTGCGCTGCAAATGCCGCCCGGACTGGTACTACGGCACCACAGTGGTTGACCTTAAGACCACGACAGATGCATCACCGTCCGGTTTCGCTCGCAGCGTTGCCACCTTCCGCTACCATGTGCAAGCCAGCCACTACCTAGCCGGCTTGCATGGCGCTGAGCGATTTGTGTTCATTGCCGTTGAGAAGACTGCACCGTATGCGGTAGCGGTCTACGAGCTTGACGCCGCGGCCATGGCTGCTGGTGATGAGCTACGGCAACGCGACATGCGCATCATTGCCGACTGCCGCGCCACCACCGAATGGCCCGGCTACGGCGACGACTGCCAAACGCTCAGCCTGCCTTCATGGGCATTAACTGCCAACCCAACTATCACATCCGATGACTTCTAGTATCACCCTTTGGACTCCAGAGCAAACGCAGCTCATCTCAACCACCATTGCGCCTGGCTGCAGTAACGATGAGTTGCGGCTGTTTGCCTATGCCTGCCAGCGCACGGGACTGGATCCGTTCAGCAAGCAGATCTACGCCATCAAGCGTGGCGGCAAGATGACTATCCAAGCCGGCATTGACGGCTTGCGTGCTATTGCCGAGCGCACCGGCCAGCTGGATGGCAGCGAAACCTACTGGTGCGGTGAAGACGGCCAGTGGACTGACGTATGGCTTGGCAGCAAACCACCCGCTGCAGCCAAAACCATCATCCACCGCAAGGGCAGCCAGCATCCATTCATTGGTGTTGCACGCTTTGCTGACTACAACGCCGGCCAAGGCTTGTGGTCCAAGATGGGTGCTGCGATGATCGCCAAATGCTCTGAGGCATTGGCACTTCGCAAGGCATTCCCAGCTGACATGTCCGGTGTCTACAGCACCGATGAGATGCAGCAGGCTGACACCACCGTGGAGCCGGTGACGGTAAGCGCTGCACCTGCACCTGCGCTACCTGCCAAATCCGCAGGCGACGCCAAGCTGTTCCAAGCCGGCAAGGCTGCTATTGCCAAAGCCGACACATTGGACAAGCTGCAAGAGGTGGTAACGCGCATGGATAAGCGCAAGCCTGAGCTAAGCGATGAGCAGAACCAGCAGCTTATGGAGCTTGCTCTAGCCAAAGAGGCTGAGTTAACACCTGCTGCAGACGAGGATCCATTTGCTGATGACTGAACCATTCCTCACCACCGATGAGCTGGCGGCACGTTGGGGGCTGAAGCCAGCAGCCGTCAAAAACCAACGCGCACGCGGCATTGGGCCTGCTTACGTCACTGCACCACGCATTGGCCTGCCAGCGGGCACACCACGTGTTCGCTACCCCCTCGCACAAGTCTTGGCTTTTGAGGAAGCCAATGGCATCACACCACTGAACTGACATGAGCCTTTACGCAACCGGCATTATTCGCATCATCACTGACCCGCAACTGCGTGCCTTTGAATCTGGCACTATGGTTACCAACTTTGCTGGTGGTATCCAAGAAGGCAAAGACAAAGATGGCAACTGGATTAATAACGCCATCGACTGCGAGGTATGGGGCAAGTCGGCTGAGCTGATTGTTGACAAGCTCAAGAAAGGCGACAGCATCCTTGCAAGTGGCGCAGTGCGCCGCCAAGAATGGAACGACAAGGAAACCGGCGCCAAGCGCAGCAAACACGTGCTGAGCATTAGCCGCTTTGAATTCATGCCACGCACCAGCACCACTAGCGAGGAGCCTGTGTTCTGATGAATCAAACCGCCCTTGATGCTGCATTCAAGGAGTGGTGGGAGGCGTCCTACGGGCGCCCTCCCGGCACCCATGCAGTCATGACTCACGTGGCGTTTGCCGCGCATATTCTTGAACTTTTGGAGCTGATGCAAGATGATCAACCACAAAATTGAGCAGCGCCGCGACGATTACCTGCAATGGCTTTATCAGCAAAGCGGTCGCAGCTGCGGCACCTACACGGGTTTGTATCAGCAACGAATTGATGAGCTGATTAAACGCGACATGGAAGAGGCTCTAGGCGATGAGTGATCTTGTTAATCATCCACCGCACTACAAGCACGGTGACATTGAGTGCATCCATGCCATCAAGGCAGCGCTAGGTGATGATGGCTTCCGCGCTTACTGCAAAGGCAACGTCATTAAATACTTGTGGCGTGCTGAGCACAAGGGCAATGCCGATGAAGACTACGGCAAAGCAGATTGGTACATGCGTCGTTTGCTATTGCACCATGAGCAAGCGTGAACGCCTGCACTTAAGTCGCTACCAATCGATTGAAACTTACAGAGATTGGAATGGGCGACTTTTCATTGCATGTTCCAGCAACTCCTCGATGGTCTTCCGCGATGCCAAGACGCTGCGCAAGTGGCTGAACCTCCCGCTCAAGACGCCTAGCCGTGAAGCATTTGACAGCTGGATTGCCTCACTTGAAGCAGCCGATACGCAGCGCAAAGCCGCCCAGCCTTTAACAAGCGAGGAGCCTATTGAACAATCGTCGTCCATCCTTTCACAAGAGCTGCTTGCTACCGGCTTCGGGCCTGAGTGCCATGACGTGGACAACGACAACACAAAGATGATCACCTAGATCTACACACTTCTCTTCCCCATGACTGACAACAATCACCCGATTACCCCACCGCCTGAACTGGTAAAGCAGTGGTGGACTGAGTTTGACATCACAGATCCAGAGCTTGATTTCTTGCATTTCATCGCCACCCAAGCCGCCCGCTGGGGCGCTGATCAGGAGCTGGAGGCGTGCTGCGAAATCTTGCGTGGTGAATTCAACTATCACCACCTTGCTGAGCCACTCCGCGCCGCCCATCGCCGTCCCAAGCCACCGAGCTTGAAGGAGCAGGCGCTGGAGGCACTTGCATCCGCAGACGGTGCTGATCACCCAATCGTTGCAACCGTCATCACTGCAGATCAACACGCTCTGATCCGCCGCGCTCTTGAATCCCTGCCCGATTAGTCAACATCACTACCACCATGACCGACTATAAACAACTGTGCGCTGAACTACACGCAGCGCTGGAAAAGCACGATCTAAGCCTTGACGAGGATCGATTGCTTGATCGAAGCGCTGCTGCATTACGCGCCGCCTTGGCCGAGCCGCCGAGCTTGAAGCCCAGTAGTCAGACCCACTAATTACTCAACCAATGACGATCCTTTGCGACTTTGAAATCAAGGCACTGTGCGATGGTGGCATGGTGCAGGACTATGACGAAGAATTGATCAATCCCGCCAGCCTTGACCTGCGGCTTGGCGACACAATCATGATCGAGTCCGCTGAGGACTTGAACATGCGCCCTCTCAGCATTGCAGGGCGTACCGCAGACAATCCCTACGAGCTAAAGCCTGGACAATTCATCCTTGCTCAGACCATTGAGGTCTTCAACATGCCGGAGCACATTGCTGGCTTGTTCTTTCTAAAATCAAGCCGTGCTAGGGAAGGCTACGAAAACCTGCACGCTGGGTACGCGGATCCAGGTTGGCATGGCAGCGTGCTTACTTTGGAACTAAAGAACAGCCGTCAGCTGCTGCCGTTGCCGTTGTGGCCTGGCTTGAAGATTGGCCAGATGATCTTTTTTCACATGAGCCAGCGCCCTCTTGCGAGTTATGCCGAGGTTGGCCATTACAACCAACATGCCAGCGTTATGGGCTCAGTGGCCGCCTAGCTCACGCGCAGCATCTAGGTGCCATTGCTCTAAACCGCTGCGTAGCGCTGTTGATGCCTCTTGCACCAGCCAGTGGATTTGCGATCGCTGGCTGGCTTCTTGTTCTGCAAGTAGCAGCGCATATTCCAGCAGCCCGCTCCAATCTGCTGCATCATGTAACGCACGCAACCGTGCGGCGTTGGCAGCCCCATGAAATTGTGCTTCCATTGTGTGAACTAACGGATTCATCATGTCTGACGCCATTGGTGATTACTTGAACAGTATCGCGCAGTATCCATTGCTTACGCCGCAACAAGAGATACAACTGGGCCGCCGCGTTGCAAAGTGGAAAGAATTAAAGGATCTTGAAAGACCATTAACAACACAAGAGCGCCGCGAGCTGCGCAGTGGTGAACGCGCACGGCAGCGGTTTATGCAGTCCAACTTGCAGCTTGTGGTGCACGTGGCGCGTAAATACAGCAAGCGCAACAACCAAACGCTGGAAATGCTTGACCTAATCCAAGAGGGCAACATTGGCCTTGCGCGTGCGGTAGAGCTGTTTGATTACAGCCGCGGCTACAAGTTCAGCACCTACGCCTATTGGTGGATACGTCAAGCGATCGGTCGCGCATTGGTGCAGTATGACCCAATCATCCGCCTGCCGCTTGGCGTGCATGAGATGCTCACAAAGCTCAACAAGACCGCGCAGGCATTTGCACAACAGCATGGCCGCACTGCAAGCATGTCAGAACTTGCAGCAGTGCTTGAGGTGACGCCCGAAGTCATTTCCGACACGCTAAAGCAGGCATATCGGGTCACCAGCCTTGATAAGCAATCGCAAGACGATTCCTCTTGTGTGCTTGATTTAATCGCTGACGAGAAACAGTACGACGTTGAATACGACTGGCAGCTTGAGATTGTTCGTGATTACTGTGAAGAGTATTTAGATGAACGTACACGGGAAATTATTTACGCACGCAATAGCCGAAACCCAGTGCCTTGGGATGAGCTGGAGAAGCGTTTTGAGTTGTCCCGCAGTCGGATGTGCGACCTACAGAAGCGCGGCGTCAATCGCCTTCGTATGCTGATAGGCAATCCCCTGGCAGGCACGCCCCTTGGGACCAACCATAACAAAAACAGGAAATACTTGGAGAGTTTGTCTAGCTGGGATGTGTAAAGTCCACCAGCAAGAATGGCAGGCTAAAGTGTTTTACCATCAGATGCTTGAATCCAGCGCAACACTGCAAGTTCACGATCAAGCAAATAACAATCTTGCCCATTAAACCAGTCGCGCCATTCTTCGCTGCCTTTGCGGCGGTTGCAATTACGGCACGCCGGCACAAGGTTAGTTGTCACCGTGGCGCCGCCTTTGTGGCGTGGCCTAACGTGGTCTAATGTATCTGCTAATTCGCCGCAATACGCGCATTGATGTTGCCATGCTTCAAAGATCTCTTGTCTAAATTTGTGTTTTGCACTGCGTTTTGGGACAAGGTTTGCGCCATCAATGCAATGATCCACTTAGATCGTCGGGCGGCACGTAACATCAACGCCGCCCCGTGCGCGTGGTGTTAAATCAAGCCAGATGCCACCCAGTGATTTTGGCATCACGATGCGCTCTACTGCCCAGCCGCCAGTTCCGCCAAACTCTTGTTTATAGGTGCCGGTCTGCAGGTGCCAGCGCTGCTCAACCCACGCCTTGCCGTTATCGCCAATGCGATAGCACGGATGCGCCACAATGCTGCGTTCGTGGTTATGGCCGTTCAACACAATGTCAGCATCAGGTGCAATCTGCGCATAACGCCCGCCACCCATGGTGCCTTTGGTGACAATACCGCCCCATGCGCCGTGGTGGAAGAACAACGTGCAACGCCTAACGCCGCCACCTTCGCGCTCAAAGACAAACCGCACAAAGCCTTGATAGCCCATGTGCTCTGTGACTGCGCCATCGTTGCGCATGAGCCGGACTACGTTTTCTAGTGGGTCGATCTCTTGATTGTTGAGCACAGCAGTTTCATGGTTGCCGTCGCCCATCATCAGGATCATGTCACCGTAAGGCTTTAAGAAATCCGCCGACTCACGGAAGACTAGATCAAAGTAATTGCCACCAAGATGCTCTGGCCTAATGTCGCCCTTGCTGCCGCGACGATCTTTCTTACCTTGCATCAAGCACATCACATCACCAAAAAACAATGCTTTACCGCCAATGGCTTTGCATTCTTCAAGATGCTGCTTAAACAATC